CACGCCACGCTCATCTGGCGACTCCGCGCTGCCAGTGGGGCGCTCCCCAAGACTTGCGCCACCGGCAGTACCAACCATTTTCGTTATAGAGAATGTCTCAGTTCCTTTCTTTACAATACTAGTAGTAAGTCCACGACTGTCGGTGTCAAATTCAACGGCGGTCAATTTAGAGCCCAAATCAGCACCATAAGCTTGAGCGTTGGTGACGAATCGAGCTCGCATGTCTGCCACAGTCAACTTCGACGGCTTGTGCAAATCCGCGTTGAAAGCACTGAACCACCTCTGGGTCCGAGGCACGGCGAAACGGGCATTCTCAAAATGTAAAAGCACAAGCACGGAAACCGAATCAGACACTGTGCTGGGGCCCACAAGGGAATTCTGTATGAACACCGATAGCCAACCAAAGTGCTGGTCCTGGTGCTCATTGTAAGCGTTAAATCCGTTGTAAACGTACAGCCAATCAGTGGCTGCTTGATAGGGAATCCTGACAACCCCCTCGTTGCATGCGCCACTAAAATCCAATATCTGATTAAAATAAGTGGTGGCGTCAGCAGCGCGAGGAGGCTCATGAGCACCATAACCAATCGAGACAAGCAGCGAACCAGAATGCATATTAGTCTTAACAACAGTCAAGGACAACACTATATCAGCATGCCAAAAAGTCACCAAATCAAAAATCTCCCACTGAGGGACAAACGTGCCATCAAGAACGGCATCTGCGGGCCTGTGAGGCCCGAGAGCCATCCGCAACAAGGGAGTCTCACGGTCTTGTTTGACCTTCCACGGAACAATAGCAACAAAATTCTGTCGAGAAGCAAGAAAATCCATGTCCATCTCACTCTGGTTAATACCAAACGTATCAGGGCAAGTTCGCGCCATAGCATGTGGCGCCAACTGCATGCTAACAGTGGGTTCTGGACCTAAGGCCTTAGACATCCCCGAGAACTGCTGCTGCACAGGAAGCGAACCTGAAGCAACAGGAGGGTTGTCCATCATGGGCCGCGCATCGACACCTGTATTGTAATTTTGCACGGGCACACTGCCCATCACCTCACCAATGTTGTATGTAGAATAACTGGCACCTGTGCCCACCATCTTAGAATCAGGATCAAAAACGCGCGTGGGAACGACAACGCCAGGCAAGGGTCGCGCAGGTATCTTGTAATCGGCAACAGACGGCGCGGCAGGCAAAAAAGCTTGAACTGCGTTAGCAACAGCATCCGCAGCTTTGATGACCGAAACAACTTGCTGCACACCACGAGCTATAGCACTAGGGTCAGGCCCAGTGCCAATCATCTGGCCCCCAGGTCGAGGCAAAGTGAGCTCCGCATCGGGAAACGAACTGCTTATAGACACTTGAACAACATCTGTCTCAGTCTTGGACACCAGGGCCGCGTAAACCCAAATCGTAAAAACACCAATTGAATTCCACAAACTTGTGTCGCGAATCGTTGTGTTCCACCTAGCCCGAAAGTATCTAAAAGGAATCTCAAACTCAACCAATGAGTTGTGGGCTGGAAAAATCTTGACATGGCTCTTTCTGAAAACTTGATCGACACTACTGCTAGAAAAATCTTCGGCATTGTTCGTAAAAGCCCCAACAAGCATACCCTGCTGAAATGGGGTGCCATTGACCTTTATAGTCATCTTGACATTACCTCTCCAAAACATAAAATTGTCAAAAGCCATATTCTGCAAATTTCTCTGGTTACCCAACTTCAATATGCCAGCGGGAACTGAAACACTGAAAAGCTTGGTGCCCTTGGGCTGCGCTGTGGTCCAATCAACCACCTTGCGCAGCACCTTGGACTCCAGGCCAAAATCAAGATCCATTTTCGGTATGGAAAAATTGTCGCGACTCAGAACTC